CAAGCTGGGTAGTGGCAAGCTTGAGGACGGAACTCCTTGGACTACTGACCGTGTAGACCTTCATATCTTAACCCCCCTCGATGAATCTAAAGATGCAATTGGTTCTGCAACTACGGTTTATCGACTTCAGGGTTGTAATCAGCACAAGGAATTAGCATCTAATTTGGTTGGTTCCGATATCATCATGGATTGCAAAATGATTAATAGTGGTCGTGGTGGCAACGATACAATTACTCCTGTATCTATCAAGGCTGCTAAGTAAATACATGAAATATTCTCCAATCTGTGACGGGAATATTATTGAAAATTCAGATGGTGCGTTAGCGTGTTCTGGAGACTGGTATTTTCAGCCTGCTTACGTTCCTTTTGATGCATCACAAATTGACCCAGCAATGGCTACACAGCTGTTTTCAGCAGGGTTTTTTTTGATGCTAACCCCATGGTTAACCGCTATTGGTTTTTCCTACATTTTAAAAATGATCAGGTAATGATCTAAAAACTAAAGGATATTTTTATGACTCAAGCATTTATCGATGCAATTCTTGCAGGTATTAATTTCGATATCATTGTTGGTGGTATTGCTGGCGTTGCTGCTGTTTTGGTTCTTCCGAAAGTAGCAGTTAAAGGTGCTCGAATGGTACTTGGTATGATTCGTTAATATTAACTTTTTTTAATAGGATTAGGGTCAGAAATGACCCTTTTTTTTTATGTTGGATTTATATTATTGGACATTTTTTGTTGCAGGTATTTCTTCAGGTTTTTTGGTTTGGAAAACATTATCTAGCTAATAAAAAATGGGTTAATAGAGAACTCGATTTTAGTGTATTTTTTAATCAGGTACTACTTGTGAAATATGTCTTTTTGTTTTTAATACCACTTTTGTTTTTTTCTGAACTCTCTCATTCTGCTGGAATTGGTGAGAGCTGTAAGTATGGATATAGAAATCCTTTAGATATCAGATGGCAAACAGGTAACACCTCATGGTGTGAGTCTGCTATTGCTTCATTAAATACTTTAGATGACGGTTACGTTTATGGTGCTGTTTGTACTGATCTTGGTGATGGTAGGTCTGCTATGGAGGGTAAAAAGGTTTTAAAAGAAGATTGTGCTTCTAGGGCTGATGATACAGAAGATAAAGACGGTTGTTATTCTTCCGATATGCCTAATGGTGTTTGCCCAACAAAAGAATGTACAGCGTCTAATGGTACGGTTTTTAATCTAGCTATTGGTAAAAATTGCTCTGATTATGATGTTTCCAGTACTGATCCAGATGGTGTTCCCTGTAATAACTGCATTGTTCATGATGGTGGGGCTGACGGTGGTTCATCTGACGGAAATGGTGGGGGTGAAACTGGTGGGGGTGAAACTGGTGGTGGTGAAACTGGTGGGGGTGAAACTGGTGGGGGTGAAACTGGTGGGGATGGCTCTAGTACTAGTACTGACAGAGATTCCAATGAAACGTCTTGTGGCATAGGTCAAATAATGGGGGCCAATGGTTGTGGCCCAATGCCTGATAATTGTGGATACATTAACGGTTCATATCAATGCGCGAATCCCGAGCCACCTTCTGGCTGTGGCACTATTCAGGCCCCAGGTGAATTACCTATAGAGGATTGTTTTGAAGAGAAAAAAAATTGCGGATGGTTTGGCCCTTCCGGTCAAGAAAAATATTCATGCCTAGATGTTACTGGTGATCCTACTTGTAATGGTGGAATAATTATTAATGGTGTATGTGATAATGATGACCACACTCCTACCTCTTGCCCATCTGGCTATTCATTAGTAAATGGAGTCTGTAAAGATTACAACTCCTGTCCTATTGGTTCATCTATGGGGCTGGGCGGTTCTTGCGAAACTGATGACTGTCCAAGTGGTAAATATATGCACATGGGGCAGTGCCTAGATATTCCAGAGCCACCACCTAAAGTAACGGATACAGGCGGCGATACCACACCACCAACAACGGATATTGATTTAAGCTCTGTAAATAACAACTTAAACAAAGTTAATAATAATTTAAGTAAAATTAATACCTCAATAAAAACTGCGGATTCTAATAACACTAGCAAACTAAATCAGGTTAAAACCTCGGTTGATAAAGTTGGTGAAAAAATAGATACAGCATCAGCAACTAATTCAGAAAAGTTAGATGCAATTAATGACTCTATAAATGATATTAATTCATGTGCTGAAGATGGTGGACTCAAGGATTCTATACTTTGTAAAAAGACAAAAGTTTCACTTACTAATACAGCCCTTCCCACTACATTATCCGAAGCTTTAACTCAATTTTTTAATCGTCTATCTAATTCTCCTATTGCTTCAATGTTCACAGGGTCTTTTGAGATTTTTAATCAAGATGGCCAATGTCCAGATTTGGTTTTTGATTTGTCCGATGTTTTTGGTTCTGTAATTCGTTCAGATGCGCATTGTGTCTTACTTGAAAAAATTAGATCGCCCCTCGGTATCTTAATGATATTGGTTTTCTCAATTGCTGGAATTCGTGTAATAGGAACTGCTTAATGACTACTCCCACCGTACCTACTCCTCAAGAGTGTGATTGGTTTGATTACACTTGTGGTGCTCAATATTTGGCTAACGAAATTGAGCTTAAAATACTTGGTTTATTTATGAAACTGCTTAATGGATTAGCCACTCTTTTTGAATCAATACCAGTGCCTGATTTTGTGGCAAAAATACCAACCTATCAGCTACCAGAATTCTTTCTATATCTCACTGACATATTACAAGTATATGAAGGCTGTCAGATCGTAATGGGGGCCTATCTAATCAGGTTCATAATCCGTCGTTTACCATTCATAGGATAAAATATAAATATGGCTATCAGTGCTTATGTAGGTTTGCCGGGTTCTGGCAAATCTTATGGTGTTGTTGAGAATGTGATTATTCCAGCATTAAAAGAAGGCCAAACGGTATTCACTAACATACCGATGAAAGATGACCATTGTTTTGAGAAATATGGAAACACGGTCATCCCATTCGATATGAAAGACATCATAGATAATCCGAATTGGTGGACTGAAGTATTTGAAGCGGGTGCAGTATTAGTAATAGATGAGCTTTGGAGACTCTGGGCCTCTGGGATCACCAGCAACAAAGCAAGAATGCAGGACAAAGAATTTCTTGCTGAGCACCGTCACTTAGTTAATCAAGATACAGGGAAATCAACTAACATTGCATTTGTCACACAAGATTTAGCCCAGATTTCGAATTTTGCTAAATTACTTGTAGATAAAACTTTCAAATCGACAAAGCTCGATGCTGTTGGTTCAAACAAACGATTTAGAGTCGATATATATCAGGGCGGTGTGTCTGGTACTAACATTCCTCAGAAGCATCTAATTAATCAGCAGTTCTGTAAGTATAAAAAAGATGTTTATGACTCTTATGTTTCTCATACTAAGTCAGACATTGTTGGCGATGAAACTAGATCAGACAATAGATTTAACTTCCTTAAATCAACGACATTTAAAGTTATGATAGTTATGTTTTTTGTCCCCGTATTTGTTGCTTATAAAGGATTATCAGAAGTTAATGAGGTTTATTATTCAGAACCTGGGGAGGTTGAAGTTGTTCCAGGGGAAAATGTTTATCCAGGGAATGAGAATGCAGCAACCACGGGGCCTGTAGCGGTGGCAATTCCTAAAAAACCTAAGTTTAAGTTTTTATCAGATCAAGATAGCGTTTATATCAGCTTTAATATGGGCGTTTTTCCTGACCTGATTTATCAAATAACAGTCGAAAATGAGGGGGTCTTTAATTCGGTTTTCACTGCGGATCAATTAGCGATTCTTGATTACTCACTCACTCCTATTTCCACATGTGCAGTTAGGGTGACGGGGCCAGATTTTGATGGGGTTGTTCTTTGCCGTTCGGCTAAAAAACAGCGTAATGCTATTGAAAGGGCCGTTAGCACGACCAGTGATTGATCTTAAGTAATCCCGAAGGGATAGATAACCGCTTTTGATCTTACTACCCAGCTACCTCCCTTTTTAACCCTCTGTGGGGCGCATACGTCCTTTTGTTAGTTCCTATTCCTAGCCCTGATCAACATCTTTTGCTTTCGCGCTGTAGAGAGCAAGGCAAGCGGCGGAGCCGCGGCCTGATCTCTACATCGTATAGCCTAGGCTGGATTTTTCTTTTTGATGTGTTTTAATAATGCAGACATTAAAAAGCCCTTGGTAGCGACAACTACCAAGGGCTTACAGCAGCCGCTTAGACTCTTACAGGATACCTAGCGACCATGGATAATATTATAGGGATTTCTCCCTCTAATTCAAATAGTGCTTTTAAGGCCCAGAATGGGGCTCTAGGTACATACACGAAATCTTCTACCAAATTAACTACCTCTAATACCCCAGATCCCTCTAAATTAGTGGCTCTTAGGGCAGATAGGTACAGACTCCAAAATTCTGCTCGAGTTCTTTTTTTGGCTGAATATAGACAATCAAATAATAATGAATCTGTTATATCAATTGAGGATTACAATAAACTTCATAGGGTTGTTAAATGCACGCGAACAAAGACAGATTTTGAGGTTGGCTTACATCGCTCTACTGATACTGGTAAATGTTTTTACTCTGGATTGGCTGTTTGTGGTTCTGTTTGGTGTTGTCCTGTCTGCTCGGCGAAAATTCAGGAAAGACGAAGAGAGGAGATTGCTAACGGTATAAACTGGGCATACTCAAATGGTAAAACCTGCTCAATGATAACACTTACAATGCCGCATTATAAAAGCCAGTCTTGTCATGAACTATTGGAAAAACAAAGAAATGCTTTAGCTACATTTCGCTCCGATGGTACTTGGTCTCGTAAAATGAAATCATATGGCTTTGAAGGTCTTATTCGTTCTCTTGAGGTTACCCATGGCGATAATGGCTGGCATCCTCATACACACGAGGTTTGGATCACCGACTCTGGTTTTAACAGAGCTGAATTTGCTGCTTTTTTAAGAATGCGATGGGAGAAGGCTTGTAAAAAACATGGGCTAATTCCAAAGGGGAAATTAAAAGCTTTTAGAGAACGTTCGGTTGACATACATTTCAATGCTAGTGATTCAGATTATTTAGCTAAGCAAGATGATGAGTCAAATCTTAGTTATTGGGGCGCAGACCGTGAGATTGCTAGTGGTAGAAGTAAAAAATCTAAGGGTAAGCATCCCTTTCAACTGCTAGATGCCTTTTCAACAGGTGATTTAAAGAAAGGCTCTTTGTTTCTTGAATATGCAAAAGCATTTAAAGGTAAACGTCAAATATTTTGGTCCCATGGTCTTAAAAAGAAAGTCAATATTGAGGAACTTGATGATATTAAACTTGCTGAACGTGAGGATGATAAAGCAATAATATTAACTGCATTAAATTCTTATGCTTGGCAGGTTGTTTTAGATAATGATTTTCGTTCTGGCATTTTAGCACTTGCTGAATCGAAAGGGGTCGGAGGTGTTGAATCTTGGCTTAGAAATAAAGGTGTTGATTTGTTTAGCGATACCTTCAGGAACTTTAAATTCAGAGAGAATGACGGCCATCTTCTCTCTGATTCAATTATTCTTGATGATACTGTTTTAGATTTTACTCTTTGACTATTCTATGGACTAGTTGATTGAATGATATCTTCATTTTATCAGCTAGTTTTATCAAGTCGTTAACATCATCTTTTGTTAGTCCGTGTTTTTTTATTACTGCTTCCATATTCTTCTCTTAATTGCTTCAGCCCTGCTTTTACTGCAAGTTTTAAAACTTCATTTTTTGAAATTATCTTTTGATCTTTAGCGGATTTCATAAGCGCAATCGCTTCCGCTTCTTCGTGATCTTCCATAGGTATACGAATATTCGGTGAATTTGCCATTGTTTTTTCTTTTTTCATTAGGATGCCTTTTTAGTTTACTTGGAATGTTATTGTGTGCTAGTGTTCTTTTGTTCTTGTGAGTCACTGATTCAGTGAAACACTAATACTTGTTTTAATAAAAGGCTAATTTTAAATATGATTCAGATTCGTGCGCGTTTGACAGGCATAGTTCC